ATCAATTGATGGGCTTGAGTTTGCTGTTCTTGGAACTGGACGCACGATTGCTGGTCAAGAAGTACTTGTTTACGACGGTTACGCAGTCGAAACAGTAGATTTTTCTGTTGTTGACTACGAAAACGAGTTGGTCGAAGCAGGAATGGAGCATATGGCCCCAATTTTCATCTATTTAGATCAAGGTGTACGTGCAGAAGTCTGTAGAACCAACCGAGATGTCCACTGACACGGTAGAGTTTGAGTCTCATATGCCCTACATGGGTTTGAGTCTTGGCGATCTAACGATTCAGCAGGAAAAACTAGTGATGCTTGTGCTAAGTGGCATGACTGTAGCTGCTGCTGGGCGCGGTGCTGGGTACACAAACGCAAATGCTGTGTATGAAGCCATAAAACGCCCCAAAGTTGCCCAAGCGTTGGAGTATTTTCGGGAGCAAATGCGCGAAGAGGTGAAATTTACCGCCGCAAACGCCCACGTTATGTATATGGACGCTTATCAGTCGTCCGCTACCGCTACCGAGATGAAAAATACGGTAGATAGCCTAGTAAAACTGCATGGATTAGCCACACCGGACAATGCAACGCAGGTAAATATCAATATCGACGCTACGCCTAAGCAATTAGAGCGTATGTCAGACGAAGACCTGCTGAAAATTGCAGGCAAAGACGCTTCCTACCTAGAACCAACGAGTGATTAACCATGGGCTATACCATTCCTAAGAAAAAACCAATGCCTAAGCCTAAGAAGCCTAAGAAGCCTAAAGCTAAGCCTAAGTCTTATTGATGACCGAAGTCCGTCAACAACAGTGCAAACGCTGTAAGAACCTCCACCCTGAAACATTGTATTCAGGGCGTGATGGTTTCTGTGTGTACTGTAAAGCGGACGAAGCGGAGGCTATGCCTGCACCGGCTGCGGTAGAGGTTGAAGAAGCAGAGCACCAGAGCGTTGAAGAGAAGGCGCGAGCTGAGTTAGCGATGAGATTGCTGACGAGGAAACGTCTACTTCCTTTTGTTGAGCGGTTTAACGCCGATTATCAGGCGGGGTGGGTACATAAAGATGTTTGTAGAAGACTTGAAGAATTTAGTCGCAAGGTTGTCGCTAAAGAGTCGCCTAGGCTCATGCTTTTCTTACCTCCAAGACACGGTAAGTCAACTTTGGCTTCGATTGCATTTCCAGCTTGGCATCTGGGTCGTAACCCCCAGCACGAGTTTATATCGTGTTCGTACAGCGGGTCTTTGGCTATGGGATTTAGCCGAAAGGTGCGCGGACTACTTAGAGAGCCAACTTATAAAACTGGGTTCAAAACTCGACTCGATCCTGAATCGCAATCCGCTGAAGCTTGGCTTACTACTGCTGGCGGTGGTTTTGTTGCTGCTGGTGTCGGGGGCGGTATCACTGGCAAGGGCGCTCATGTCCTTGTTATTGACGACCCAGTAAAAAACCGCGAAGACGCGGAGAGTCAGAACAATAGAGACGCGAACTGGGACTGGTATACGTCTACGGCTTATACCCGCTTAGCCCCAGGCGGAGGTGTTCTAGTTATTTTAACTAGATGGCATGACGATGACCTTGCAGGTCGCTTATTAAAGGCGGGTTCTGAGGGCGGTGACGAATGGGAAGTGGTGCGGTACCCAGCGATAGCGGAGGAAGACGAAGAGTTCCGAGATACAGGTTCAGCATTACACCCAGAGCGGTACGACGAGCAGTCCCTAGACCGTATACGAAAGGCGGTTGGCCCTAGAGATTGGTCAGCGTTGTATCAGCAGAATCCAGTTGCCGATGACGGTGACTACTTTACCCGCGACATGATTCAGTACTACGAGCCTGAAGACATCGACATGGACGCTATGCGGTATTACTGCGCGTGGGACTTAGCCATCGGCAAGAACGACCGCAACGACTATTCGGTCGGCATGGTGATCGGCGTGAATGAGTTTGATGAGCTGTTCATTGTAGATGTTGTGCGTGGGCGGTTTGACGGCTTTGAGATTGTAGAGCGGATATTAGATCTCTATGAACAGTGGAAGCCCTCGATGATCGGCATTGAGAAAGGTCACATTGAGATGGCCTTGGGGCCATTTCTACAGAAACGTATAGCAGAACGTGGGCTGTACGAAGCGTACATAAAAGACCTGAAGACAGGTAGACGCGATAAAGAAGCAAGAGCGCGAGCGATCCAAGGACGGATGCAGCAGGGCATGGTTTATTTCCCAATGGACGCAGTATTCACGGGGCCGCTGGTTGCCGAGTTACTTAGGTTTCCTGGGGGTGTACACGATGACCAAGTAGACGCATTAGCGTGGTTAGGTCTGATGATGACGGAGTTTGCTTCATTTCAAGCGCCGGTATTCAAAGAACCTTCTTGGCGAGACCGCCTTGATTACCTGACTGCGACACCTAAATCTAAATCAGCAATGAGCGCATAACAATGGCTTACCAGACAAAGAAAAGTAGATCTATATCCGCTGGTGAGGAATCGCTCATAGCGAGTTCTCAGTGGGATAGATATGAACGTGCTAGGGACAATGGTCACCTTGAATACATCGAGATGGCTAAAAAGTGCGATGCCTATTACCAAGGCGATCAATGGGACTTCCAAGACGCAGCTATATTAGATGCAGAAGGTAGACCCGCGTTAACGATCAACACCATCTTGCCCACTATCAACACGGTATTGGGTGAGCAGTCTACTCGACGGGCTGACATTCAGTTCAAGCCGCGCCGTGGTGGAGAGGAAGAAGTAGCGCATACACTTAATAAGTTGTATATGCAGATCGCAGACAACAACAAGCTGGATTGGGTTGAGCAGCAGGTATTCAGTGACGGTCTGATTATGGACGGGCGCGGGTACTTTGACTGCCGTATAGATTTCAGTGATCACGTTGAGGGTGAGATCCGTATCACCGCGAAAGACCCGTTGGACATACTGATTGACCCAGACGCTAAAGAGTACGACCCAAAGACATGGAACGAGATCTTTGAAACTAAGTGGATGACGCTTGATGAGATCGAAGAGATGTACGGTAAGAAGAAAGCGGATGACCTGCTATTTATTGCAGAGAATGGTAATACCTTCGGGCGCGATTCGGTTGAGTATGAAGAGACTCGGTACGGCGACACAGACAGCGCAGACGACTATCTGGGCAGCTCTAACGACCCAGAGGACTACAGGAACGTCCGCGCCTTACGAGTCATTGAGCGGCAGCACCGTAAAATTACGCGCATCGATTGTTTTGTAGACCCGAATACTGGTGACGCAAGACCTGCACCTGAAGCATGGAACGACCGTAAGATTAAGAAGTTCGCTAAGGACTATGGCTTGTCTGTCATCAACAAGATGCAGAAGAAGGTTCGTTGGACAGTGACCTGTGACAAGGTGGTACTGCATGACGACTGGTCGCCCTACAACGACTTTACCATTGTCCCTTACTTTGCATATTTCCGCAGAGGCCGTCCGTTCGGCATGGTACGTAACCTTCTGTCTCCGCAGGAGCAGTTAAACAAGATCAGTAGCCAAGAGCTGCATATCGTTAATACCACCGCTAATAGTGGCTGGATGGTAGAGACGGGTTCATTGGTAGGTATGACTGCCGATGACTTGGAAGAGCACGGTGCTGAGACTGGTCTGGTTATTGAGTACGCCCGTGGTACCAATCCGCCAATGAAGATTAGCCCTAATACTATCCCTACTGGTTTAGACCGTATCGGGCAGAAGGCTGCGGCTAACATTCAGGCGATCAGTGGTATTAACGAGTCCATGCTTGGTACAGACAGCGCGGAGGTATCTGGCATCGCTATCCAAGCGAAGCAGAATCGTGGCGCGATAATGATCCAAGTGCCGTTGGATAATCTGCGTAAGACTCGTCACTACTTGGCTGAGAAAATACTTAACTTAGTGCAGACGTTCTACACCGAAGAGCGAGTGATACAGGTTACTAACGACGCTGACCCACTCAAGCCACGCGAGCCTATGGTCATCAACGAGATGACCCCAGAAGGTAGGATTATCAACGACCTAACGCTTGGCGAATATGACGTTGTAGTGGCAACAGCCCCTGCGCGTGATTCATTCGATGAAGTGCAGTTCGCTGAAGCACTTAACTTACGTCAGGTTGGGGTTGCGATACCTGATGACGCGATTATTGAGTACTCACACCTTGCTAAGAAAGGTGAGCTTGCTAAGCGCATACGTATGATTACAGGTGTTGAGCAGTCACCAGAGCAGCAGCAGCAAGCAGCCATGATGCAGCAGGTTCAAATGCAGCAAGTACAGCTTGAGCTAGAGAAGATGCAAGCAGAAGTGCAGAAGTTGAACTCTGAATCAGCAGTCAACATATCGAAGGTTCAAGACACCACCGATGTTCAGCCACAACTACGCATGGCAGAACTGCAAACCAAGATCGAGATAAAGATGCAAGAACTGCAG